ATGGCAAAGACATGCGATGATTTCTTGAGTAAAACGCAAAAACATTGAATGACCTATGGGACGCCGACCAAACACCGCAATCCTTGCTCAAGCCGCTGCCACCGGCGTCGGTTTGCGGCAGGCACGGCGCCAGCTTGAAAAAAAGCAAGGCGTGCCCAACGCAAAACCGATGAAGCCGATCGAGGGCATAGGGTTAGACGGCGAGATCGACAGGCTAGAATCCTTGGCCGCCACCCTTGGCGAAGCCGCCAAGGAGGCCAATGGCGCGGAGCGGTCTAGCCTTATCGGCGACTACACTAGAGTGGTGGAAGCTCTGCGAAAAATGAAAGGCGATCGCCCTGATATCAATGAAGCAGAGGGCAAAATGGTGCCGATCGATGAGGCCGACAAGATCCTAGCCCGACGCGATAACGCCCTTATCCCGCTCCTGATGGGCATGGCAAAGCGACTGGCACCGATCTGTGCCCACCGCACGGCCGCCGAGATCCAGATCGAGGTGCAGAATGAGGTGGGGCAGGTGATGCGACAAGTGCAGGCAGCGCTGTGAAGGCGGCCGAGCAGTTACTAAAACGCGAGCGTAGCCGGTGGAACTTTGAGCCACCACCAAGCGTAATCGAGTGGGCCGAGAAGTACGTGCAGCTGGACAGCCGGATCACGGCACGCCCAGGGCTGTACTCCACCAGCTACACGCCCTACGTGGCCGGCGTGCTCGAGGCCTTGGCCGATCCAGGCGTGCATACGGTTACGCTTTGCTGGGGTAGTCAGACAGGCAAGACGCTGACGCTAGCGGTCTGGCTGGCATACCGAATCGCTAACGACCCAGCGCCAGCGTTACTGGTCATGCCTAACGCCGATCTGGCTAGGTCGTACAGCGAGACGCGACTGACTCCTATCTTTGAAAAATGCAAACCGGTGCGGGCACTGTTCCCATACGATAGCGACGACTTTAAAATTTTAGAAATGCAGTTTACTACCATGACCCTAAGTCTGGTCGGATCAAACTCGCCAGCAAACATCAGCTCCCGGCCGGTGTGCATTGCGGTGCTGGATGAGCTGGACAAGTTTGCCCCGCCGACAGAAAAGGAGGCGGCCGCATATAACCTAGCGCTAGAGCGCACCAAAGCCTTTCCTAGTCGCAAGCACGTACTGACCAGTACGCCGACGCTTAGCACCGGCGATATCTGGCAGAACTACCAAGCAGGCACGCAAGAAACCTACCATGTGCCCTGCCATAAGTGCGGTGAGTTTCAGGCCATGGAGTTTGGGCAAGTGCGATGGGCTGACAGCGCTAGGCAAGAGGATGGTCGATGGGATCTGCAGAAGGTGGCCGAGACAGCTTTCTATCACTGCACCAAATGTGACGAGCCGTGGAGTGAAGGAAACCGCAGGACGGCGGTCGAGCAAGGCAAGTGGGTGGCAGCAAATACAAACGCAGAGCGCGGCCGGCGTAGCATGCGCCTGCCCAGCTGGTACTCGCCGACCGTCACCTTCGCGGATTGCGCAAAACAATTCCTAACGCAGAAACATTATCTGCATGGCTTGCAGGGATTCGTAAACGGATGGAGCGCGATGCCTTGGGAAGATCAATTCGACGACGATAAATCTATCGACATCCCCGCAGGTGCCTTTGCCAAAAAGCAGGAATGGGAAGTGGAGCATATAAAACTGGCGGCCATAGACCGACAGATCGACGGCTACTGGTATGTCGTGCGGGCGTTCACTAGGGACGGCCAGAGCCGTTTGATCGATGAGGGCAGGGCAAGGACGATCGAGGACGTGGCGCAGCACCTAAATGCTTTGGGTGTACAGCCACAGCACACGGCGATGGACAGCGGATACGAGGCGCAGGATTCATACCGAATCTGCGCGAGGTATAAATTTAAAGCATTGAAGGGCGAGGAGCGGCCAAACTACTGGATCGATACGCCGAAGGGGAGGTTAAAATCGGTGCACTCATCGGAGCAACCGACCGACGCGGGCTGTATGCTTCTGCTCCTCAGCTCACCGGCCTGCCAAGATCTGCTGGCATGGTTACGCCGGGGGCAGGGGCCGAGGTGGGAGGTGGCGCATGACGTGTCGCCTGATTACAAAGAGCACATGAGTAGCCATAAAAAGGTTCATCGGATTAACCGAAAAACTGGCAGGGATCTCTACGAGTGGGTGCGAATAAAATCTAGGCAGGATCATTTATATGACTGTGAAACTTACCTAGCTGGCTTTGCGGTCTACGGCAAAGTGATCAAGCCGACAGCCTCAATGGCGGAAACGTTGACACCTTCAGAGGCGTAATGGCTATTTCCCGCAGACTTACGCGGGCCGTTGCTGTAAATTACCTGGCACAAGCCTCTGGTGTTACCGCAAGCGCCCTAGTCCAACTCGCTACTGACCGCAATGCGGCAATGACGGGCGCAGCATCAGGCCGTGCGCTGGTAGGATCTTCAGCAGGCGGGCAATCGGCCAGCTTCCAGATCGATCTAAAACCCACTGAACGGGTTGAACTATTTCAGGCCGCCATCGATTACCTAAACGGCGTACAGGTCACACGCACCAGCGCCTCATTTTCTTATATTCTGGATAGCTGATTATGGCTCAGAAACTTTCACTCGTGGCTAGGATGGGCGCAGGCATTAAAGCGTTTGGCGCTGGATTCGGTGCAGGCATCAGCACGTTCCAACCCTACGAGGGCGCAGGCTTTTCACGCAAACGGCCCGTAATCTACGGAGCACATGCACGCGATTCACGGCTGGATCTCAACGAAGCCACACGGGTCGAACTGCTCAAGCTCGCCCGGCACATGTACCGCAACGTCGGGCTGATCAAAGGGGCAGTGGATTCGATCGCCACCTATTCGATCGGGCCAGGGCTGCGGCCGCAGTATCGTGGAGCAGACCAAGACTTTGGCAGGCTGTGCGAGGAATACTGGCGGGACGTAATAGTGCCATCGCCCGAAGTTACGGGCCGGATGACCTGGACAGACATGCTGCTAGCGTTATCCCGATCGATCGACGTGGACGGCGACGTGTTCGTCATTATGACTGAGAAGGGGAAGCTGCAAATTGTCGAAGGTCACCGAGTTTGCGAGGGTGACGATTACGGAACATCGGATGGCGTATTCCTCGGCAAGCTCGGCGAACCTACGGGATACCTAGTTCAAACTGGTGAGCTGTACCGCAAGCTGGGCGCAGAGACTGTAATTCATTTAATGGAGCTGGAACGGCCCGATCAGATCCGTGGAGGCTCCTCGCTAGCTCGCGCACTTAACCACGTTCGTGATTTAAAGATGCTCGGCGAGTTCGAGAAGGATGCGTTAAAATTGCAGGGATCGATTGCGGCCGTCATCACAACCGATCAGGGCGACGAGCTGGCCGGTCAGGGTGGATTCTTTGGAACCGTGCAAGCGCAGGACAGCGGAGAAAGCACCATCGCCCGCGAGGAGATCACATCGTCTGCCACCATCCCACGCCTTTCACCTGGCGAAAAGATTGAGATGATTGGGCCGAACCGACCGCACGCTGGCTTTGAGCCGTTCGCCAAGTTCCTGATTCGTGACGTTGCGATGGGACTCGGCTTGCCCGTCGAATTTGTTTACGACCCAGCAAGCGTCGGCGGAGCAGGGATGCGGTTTATTGTAGCCAAGGCGCAACGCAGATTTGAACAACGGCAACGCCTACTCATCGATAGATTCTGTAACCGCGCATGGCGCTACTTCATCGGCGGCGCAATCGCTAACGGTGACCTGCCAGCCGTGGAAGATTATTCAAAGGTTACGTGGCAAACCCCCAAGTCGCTGACTGTGGACGCTGGGCGCGAGGCAATGCAGGCACGCGAGGATTACAAGGCTGGGCTGTCCAGCTTGCAGGATTACTTTGGCGAGCTCGGTCAGGATTGGGAAGAGCAGGTCAGACAGATCGCAAAGGAGCGTGAATTTATCGCATCGATCGGAACCGTCACCCCGCAGACCGACGTGGCGGAGCCAGTGGAAGTAGTTAAAGAAGCACCCGCAATCGACGAACCCACGCCAGTTAATCCAGAAAAAGATCCAAACGCCGGGCCAGATGCGGAGCTGTCGGCCAACGGGCCAGAAACAGTCAAAGAGCTAGAACAAGAAATCAAGGTTTTGTCCGAATCTTTCACAATGAAAGACGATCCAGACTTCAACCTTTCCTCTAAAGAGCTGGATATGGTGGCCAAGGCAGTCGGGTTAAAAGACAAGAAGCCAAAAACTACCCGTAAAAAGTAGTTGTACGCACACTAGCCGCCCATACGATTAGGGCGTGGACGATAATTCATCGGATGCCATTTACTACGATGACGGCACGATTAGCGTAGTCGGCAAAGTCGTTTCAGTAGGTGCCCCCTACAATCAAACTTATAATCTTAGATCTATAATTGGCACTAGCTACGGCAAGGACAAGAGCGGCCAAGCATCAAAGTTCTTGTGGATATTCCTATCAGCATTTGGCCTTTTGTTTGGCATTTCTTGCATGTCTATAAATAGCCCCATTCTTGGTGGGACTTTCTTTTTGGGTTCGGCCGCAATCTTGTGGAAAACACTGCAAAGCTACGGCCGCCCCTACGTTGAACTGAAGTTTGGTGGCCTAAACAATCAGATGCTATACATGAAGAAACTTGAAGAAGCCGAAGGTTTGGCGGCAGCCATCAATATGGCAATCCAAGACATGCACACCCCGCCTGAACCTGGGCAACCCGTCTACAACCCAATCTTTCCAGAGCCTGAAAATCCCGTTTCTCAAAGACCCATCTTTAGCCGGAACTGATTTGACACCTGTTGGCCAGCATGGCCAACAAACTCTCTGACGTATCCATTTTAACAGTAGGCGAGGCCAAGGGGCACAACCTACTGATCGATCAAACTTCACTCGAACAAGCGCTGGCAGTGGCGTTGTCCATGAAGCGCATCAAAGTAACTATGGGCCACGGCGCGGAAGTGTCTGGAATCTTGGGTTATATCGATGGATTTAAGATTGAAGGCGATCGCCTCATGGGCGACCTCACTCTGTTTAACACCAACGAGGCACAATTCGTTCAGCACCTTGCGAACGTACTGCCTGAAGGGTTTGGCCTGTCTCTTACCTTTAGCGGAGTACCGGAACAAGTAGCAGGCGATCGGTTCGCTAGGGTAGATGAGATATTTGATATTTCAGTAGTTAGCACGCCCGCAGCAAACAGCGCGGGATTATTTTCTGCCTTCACAGCAGTTGACATGAAAAAACTTCAAATGAACGAAGCACCCGTCGAAGTCAAAAAAGAGCTGAGCGAACCTGCCGTTGTGGCAGTTCCCGCACCCGAAGCTCCTGTCGTTGAAACTCCCGCAGTTGTCGAAGCACCGAAAGCCGAACTGGCCGAAATGCCCGCCGACAAGCCTGCTGAAAAAATGGCAGAACCTACCTTGACCGACATCGCTGGGATGCTCTCTGAACTGCTCGGCCTAATGAAAGCCGACGCAGTTTCTGACGTTGTCGAAGCGCCTGAGATGGCTGCCGAACTCAGCGCAAAGACTGAAGAAAAGGCCGACGAAAAGGCCGTGACCACTTTGGAAAAAGCCAAGGCCGACGCTGCTGGCGCAGTGGCGGTTCCCGCTGAATCGAGCCAACCGCTCGGCCGGGCAGAAATCCTCAATCAATTCAACGCGGAAAAGAATCCGACCCGTCGGTCGGAACTGCTCCGCAAACTCGGACTGTAATCCAGTCCACTAGGAGAACAATACAATGGCCAACTCAATCGGAACAACGAATGCCAATGTAATCGCTCAGAGGGCTCTTGAGATCCTCGTGGCAGATTACAGCTTCCTCAGAAACTCCGTCACGGATTTCAGCAGCGAAGCGGCTAAATACAACGCATCAGTCTACACCCACCGCATCTCTGCGACCACAGCTCAGGACTACTCGCAGGCCAACGGCTACGTAGCGACTGCGACAACCCAGACGGACGTGCAAATCACTCTCAACAAGTTTAAGCACGTTTCCTACTCTGTGGACGATCAAGAGCGCACGAGCTCCAACATCAACCTCATCGAGCGTTTTGCCGGCGCAGCCGCGCACGCCCTCGGGTTGCAAATGGTTGGGGATCTGTTGGCCCTTGTGACTTCCTCCACCTTCACCAGCGCATTGACGGTTGCTTCCAGCGCCTTCTCCTACCGCTCGGTAGTTTCGGCCGGAATCACCCTCAACAATAACAACAGCCCGGTCAACGGCCGCTACGCTGTTCTTAACCCCAGCTTCTACGGCGCGCTCTTGAATGACACGACCGTCGTGGCCAATCCCCAGATCTCGGGCGACCTCGTTCGCACGGCTGGCATCGGCAACGTGGCTGGGTTCAACATTAATCAGTACAGCGCAGTCCCCGGAAACAGCATCACTCTGGGCGGATTCTTTGCCCAGCAGGAAGCCTTGTTGATCGCGGCCCGCGTTCCTGAAGTTCCAACTTCAGTGCTCATACCCGGAGACATCTCGGTTGTGACGGAACCCCGCACCGGCCTATCCGTCCAAGTTCGTGAGAACTACGACGTGGTCAAGGGCCAGCTGCAACGCACCTACGCTCTGATCTACGGCGTGAAAGCCGGAGAGCCGAACAGCCTCGTACGTATCAACGGTAGCTAATTCACTCGGGGAGGGCGGTGGGCCAATCGGCTCACCGCCCTTTCCACTTTAAGAAATCCTCTCATGTCTGAATTTACAGAATGC